GACCGAGAAGCCCGAGCCCGACATCCAGAAGCGCACCTGGGACGACTTCGGTAACGCTGCGCGCCTGAACGACCGCGTGCCGGGACGGATTCGGTGGATCGAGGAGCGCGGCGCCTGGGCGCACTACGACGGCTCGACCTGGCGCGTCGACGGCACCAACCACGTCGGACACCTGGCCCGCCGGACCCTCGAGACCCTCGCGCAGACCGAGGCCGAGCTGTACTCCGACGAGGCCGGCGAGACCGACGACGGCAAGCCGCAGAAGTCCGAGCGGGAGCAGTTCCTCGCGTTCGCCACCAAGCAGCGCTTCAACGCCCGACTCGAGGCCATGCTGAAGGTCGCCCGCACTCTGCCGGTCCACGCCGCGCGCATGTCCGACTTCGACGCCGACCCGATGCTGCTGAACTGCCGCAACGCGGCCGTCAACCTCGCCACCGGTGAGCTCGTCCCGCACAGCCCCGACCTGATGACCATGCACCAGGCCAACGTCGACTTCGACCCGGACGCCAAGGCCCCGCAGTGGGAGGCGTTCCTCGATCGCGTCCTGCCCGACCCCGAAATGCAGGCATTCCTGGCCCGCGCCGTCGGCTACACCCTGAACGGACTCACCGGCGAGCAGGTCATGTTCATCCACCACGGCTCCGGCGCGAACGGCAAGTCGGTATTCCTGAAGGTCATGGAGGAAATCCTCGGCGACTACTCCCAGACCGTCCCCCGGACGACTCTACTGACGAAGTCGAGCGAATCTGTCCCGACCGACGTCGCCCGGATGGTCGGAAAGCGATTTTTGCAGACCAGCGAAACTGCGGCCGGCCGCCGGCTCGACGAGGAAGTCGTCAAGGGCCTCACCGGCGGCGAAAAGCAGTCCGCAAGATTTCTGCACCGCGATTTTTTCGACTTCACGCCGACCGGCACGATCCACTACGTCACCAACCACCTTCCGCGCGTCACGAACGCCGAGTCGATCTGGCGCCGCCTCGTCTTGGTCGGCTGGAATGTCGTAATCCCGCCGGAAGAGCGTGATCCGCACCTCGCGGACCGCATCATCGCGCAGGAGGCCGCCGGCGTTCTCGCTTGGGCTGTCCGTGGTGCTCAGGACTACCAGGAGAAGCGTCTGTCGATCCCGGAATCGTGCCGTCTGGCTCTCGAGGAGTACCGCGAAGATGTCGATCTGCTCGGCGACTTCATCAAGGAGTGCCTGGTGACCGGTCTGGACGAGTCGATTACCACGCCGGTCTCTCGGATCTACGACGCCTACCAGAGCTGGTGCTTCCGCTCCGGCATCCGGCAGCCGATGGTGGTCAATGACCTGTCGGCAGCCCTCACGGAACGCAGCATGACGCGGGCCCGGAAGTACGTCGAGGGCAAGCAGCAACGCTGCTTCCTCGGGGTCGGCCTGACCGTCGCCACCACGTACTCCAACGCGACGTCATACGATGGCAGCGGAGAGTGATCCATGGGCCGACCGGCCCATGTTCGCCCTGGACGCGGACGTCACGGTCTACTGGCCGGACGTCCGCCCCTGTTGGGAGGAGCGACCTGATACCATGGGTCCAGCACGAGATGTGCTGACCCGATGCCTAGGAGGCTGACATGCGAACCCTGATCCTCGCCGGATCATTCGGAGAGGCTGCGCGGTACGCGCGCGGCAAGGGGCTCCGTCACTACCGGTTCGCATCGTCGGCCGCCGCCGTGGCCAACTTCCACGCTCAGCAGGTTGTCGAGCTGCCCGGCTACGCCCGGCGCGCCGACAAGCACTCCCTGAACGCCGTCGCTCGGCGCGTTGTCGCGCGTGGCGGCGAGTGGATCCAGGACGAGTACGTGGCGCCGGTCGAGCCGGTCGACGAGTCCCCGCTCGGTGTCCTGTCGCGCATGACTCGGGAGGACTGGCTGATGGCCGGCGCGACGCCGGCCGAGGCCGACGAGCTGACCCCGGAGCTCACCGACGCCCAGCGCGCCGAGGTGGACCGTGTAAACGACGCCAAGACGGCGGAACCCCTTGTAAATAAGGGATCCGGACGTGGTTCCAGGAAGGCGCCCACGGCAACAAAGCGCGGCCGGAAGCCGAGCAACCCGATCCGTCCCGCCAGGGCCACGCCGGCCGATGACCCGTTCGAGGCCTGATCATGGCGGGGACGAGAGGACCGATCGGGAAGCGGTCGGAGGAGAGGCGCCGGCGGAACCTGCCGGACAAGCCGGTCGACCGGGTGGCCATCGGCGGGGACGTCGACGACCTCTTTGGCCCGGACCTGCCCGACGAGCGGGTGGAGACCCGACTCGAGGCTGACCTGCCGGCCAAGCCGGTCGCGATGCCGCCGGCCGACGAGCGCTGGCACCCCATCGCGAAGATGGTGTACGAGTCGCTCCCGGAGTCCGGGCAGAGCATGTTCTTCGAGCCGTCGGACTGGGCCGCCGCCTACCTGGTGTGCGAGTCGATCAGCCGGGATCTCGAGGAGCAGGTCGTCGGCACGACGGAGACCGGCCAGGTCATCAAGGACTTCATCCCGATGAAGGGCGCGAGTCTGGCGGCGTACACCAAGATCCTCGGTGAGCTGGGCATGACCGAGGGCGCCCGCCGGCGCCTGTCGATCGAGCTCACCCGTGCCCGGCCGGAGAAGGACGCTGGAGACCTGCCGGCCGGCGTGACCGACATCAACGACGCACGGCGGGGGCTGCTGGGATGAGCGACGAGCCGAAGCACATGACCTGGGAAGAGATCGCCGACGCGCTCGGCCACGAGCGGCACGACTGCGGCTACTTCGAGGGTACGTTCGCGTGCAAGATCCGCCACATCCAGATCAACACCGGCGCGGCGAAGGCGGCGAAGGACTGATGCGCGACCGCCGCAAGGACAAGGAGACCACCTCTCTCACCTCGGTCCGAACAGTGCATTCGCGCGCCCGGACCGCGCTGAACGAGATCCGTCGTGGCAACTCCCGTGTAAACGGAGAGTTCCAGTACGGCGGCGGCCCGTACCCGCTCGACGAGGACTTCGACGAGATGGAAACGGCTCTGGAGAAGGTCGTCGAGCTACTCGACCCTTGGAGCAAGTAGATGCTCTACGACCCGCGTTGGGATCGCCCTCCCGGCATGTACCACGACCCCGACGGGCTCGTCTGCGTCCCGCAGATCTACGGCCCGACGTGGCAGCGCAACCCGGACTGGGACGGCGCCGACCCGCTCGACCAGTACGTCCTGCCCGAGCGCACCCTTGGCTGGCAGGCGCTGCGGTGGATCCGCGACAACCTGCTGTCCGACGACCTCGACGAGTACGACCGGCCGCTGCCGTTCAAGCCGACCTTCGAGCAGTCGCGGTTCATCCTGTGGTTCTACGCGATCGACGAGAACGGCGACTTCCTGTACCGGGAGTACGTGCTGCAGCGCCTGAAGGGCTGGGGCAAGGACCCGCTGGCGGCCGTCATCGCCGCGATCGAGTTCGTCGGCCCGTGCCGGTTCGCCGGTTGGGCGAAGCGTGACCTGCCCGAGCTCGGCCTGAAGGAAGGTGACCCGGTCGGCAAGGGTCATCCGCGCGCCTGGATCCAGGTGGCCGCCGTCAGCCTGGAGCAGACCGGCAACACGATGAAGCTCTTCCAGGGCCTCTTCACCAAGGACTGCATCCAGAAGCACTCGATCGACATCGGCAAGGAGAAGGTCTACGCCTACCACGGGCAGCGCGTGATCAACGCGGTCACCAGCTCCCCGAAGTCGCTCGAGGGCAACCGGGCGACGCTCGTCATCATGAACGAGACACATCACTGGCAGGCCAACAACTCCGGCCACGACATGGCCGACGTCATCGAGCGGAACGTCACGAAGTCGAAGGACGGCGCCGCCCGCACGCTCGCGATCACCAACGCGTACGAGCCCTCTGAGGACTCTGTCGCCCAGCACATGCGCGAGGCCTGGGAGGCCGAGCAGGGCGACGACCTGATCGACTCCGGCATGTGCTACGACTCGCTCGAGGCGCCGCCGGACGCGAAGCTGCGCCCGCCGACGAAGGAGCTCCCGGACGGCACGAAGATCGAGCCGACCCGCGAGGAGATCATGGACAACTTCCGGGCGATCCTGGAGGCGGTCCGGGGCGACTCGATCTGGCTGAACGTCGTCAACATGACCAAGTCGATCCTGAACCGGCGGAACAAGCCGTCGCGGAGCCGGCGGTTCTGGTTCAACCAGGTCGTTGCGGCCGAGGACGCCTGGGTCGACCCGATGGCCATCGCCAAGGCCATCGACCCAGAGGTCGCCGAGCTGCGGAAGAACCCGGGCCACAACCCGACCAAGGTCGGCTGGGACGTCATCCTCCCGAACGAAGAGGTCGTGCTGTTCGGCGACGGTTCGAAGTCGCACGACGCCACTGCTGTGATGGGCTGCCGGCTGTCCGACGGCTACGTGTTCACCGTCGGGATCTGGGAGAAGCCGCACGGCAAGCGCGGCGAGAACTGGCTCGCTCCCCGGGGCGCCGTCATGAGCCGTGTAAACGAGGCGTTCAAGCGGTTCAAGGTGGTCGCGTTCTGGTTCGACCCGTCGCACACCTCGGACGACGAGGACGGCGGCCGGTACTGGGACGGCACGATCGACCAGATCTTCCGGGAGCACCGCGAGGAGCTTGATCCGGCGTACTGGCCGCTGAAGACCGGCAACAACACGCACGGTGTCCTGTTCGACATGGCGGCGCCGGCCAACCGCAAGCTGTTCGTCGGCGCCGCCGAGCAGTTCGTCGAGGAGATCGAGAACCTCAACGACATCGAGGAGTTCGACCCGCTCTTCACCCACGACGCCAACCCGCTGTTCATGAGCCACATGAAGAACGCGAAGCGGTTCCCGACCGACGACGGCATCAGCCTGATGAAGGAGGGCCGGGAGTCGCTGAAGAAGATCGACGCGGCCGTCTGCGCCGTCGGCGCCCGGATGCTGCGTCGCGTTGCCTTGAACCGGCCGCTCGAGGAAGAGGAGCAGCCCGGCGACGTGTGGGGGTTCCGGCGGTCCTGACTGGGGCCGGTCCGGTACCATGGGCTCGTACACGACTACCCGGAGGAGAACCACCGACATGATGAGCCAAAGCGCCGTGAAGGGGCTCTGTGTGGAGTTCTTCCCGGATTTCCGGGCCCAGCGTGACAAGGCCCTCCTCCTGGACAAGTGGATGGAGGGGAAGCAGTACGAGGTCACCAACGAGGACGACCTGACCGGGCGTGTAAACGTGCCCGAGGGCGCCACGAAGGAGCTGGCCGACCTGGCCAAGCTGGCCCCGAACAACTTCGCCTCCCTGCTCGTCACTGAGCTCGTCCAGACCGCGTACGTCGAGGGCGTCCGGCTCCCCGGCTCCGAGGACAACATGAAGTCCTGGGACGTCTGGCAGGAGAACCGCTGGGACGCCAAGCAGATCGCCCTGCACCGCGCCGCGATCGGCCACGGCCTGTCGTACGGCGTCGCCGTGCCGGCGGTCGGCCGGCTCACCGGCAAGAAGACCGCGCTCATGAAGGGCGTCTCCGCCAAGCGCATGGCCGCCTGGTACGACGACGAC